GCAGCATAAGCAGCAGCAGGAGCACTAGCAGCACGAACAGCGCAACGGGTCGCCTCGCTTGTCTTTAGGCGACACATATTACTCCACTCTACGCCGAATCCTCTTTCATCAGCCAGCGGCTGTATTTGCGGAAGCACAGTAGACCACATCCAGTCCATTAGGACCGCCAGACGCTCTTTCTCTTTGGCTCGGCCTGTCCCTGCCATTTCTGGTAAAAGGCGTTTATAGCGGGCGCTGTTGCGCATCTCGCCGGGCATGGCATCCTGCAAGGTGATTGTTGCCTTACCGAGAACTTTGCTCATGCAATCTGGGATTTCGTCGGTTAGTTCGCCGCTGATTGCTAGGTTGATCGCAGCAATGGAGCAGGCGCTTTCTTCCGTTCCAAGACCTAATGGCAAGGTGTGGTTGGCAAGATAGTCTTCCAGTTTCACACGCTGTTCTGTGGTGAATGTAGTCATTAACATAACTCCTCATAGATAGTTATTCCGATGTGACAGTAGCCTGTCTCCTGCTTTACCTCAATGTGTTCTTCAGGCAGAAGGCCTTCCAGAACCCTAGCAAGACGCTGAAGAGAGTCCTTTGCGTCCTCTGGAAAGGTTATGGTGTACATAGTGTCTTTCGAGTCTACGTCACGTCTACTCATTAGTCAACTCCTTCCAAAAGACTTTCCACCTAGGTATGTCATGCCAATCGTAGCAGAGGGGGTGGTGCCTAGGGCCTCCACGCCACATATCCTTCGGTCCGCAGAGTTGGACTCTACCTTCGTCGTCCATCAGTGCGGTCTTGTTACCATACGGAAAGTCTATTTCTGGTCCGGTAAAAACGACAGTTTTCATGCTGTAAGTGCCTCCCATGATACAGGGTATAACGGTTGGATAATCTCAACGATCTGTTTAGCCAAGTCTTGTGTCTCCTTCTGTGCATGACTGTCACTACGTTGGATATACATATTAGCCCAAGCATACAAGTTGCCCGTAGCGATCACCTCAGTGTACATGGACTGTGGTAGTACCATACGTGCTTGTTCTGGTGCTACTCCTCCGTCAATCATACGATTGTACAAGGTGATAGACCTTTTCATTTCAATGCCGTACAAATACTCTGGGGATTTCCTGTTTGTAAAGTCTCCGAGGTTGGTTACAGCCTCATCAGACTTCTTACGCCATAACTCAGGCACATAGAACTCAGGCTCACTATCAAACTCCATCTCGCTAAAATCAATGTCCTTTGTTTGTAACATAATCTGACGAGCTACAAAGATAGGCATCTTGAGGTGCAACGTGATAGCTGTATGAGCGAAGGGCGACCAATGGCTAGGTATCTTACGGATGTGGGTTAGTAGTCCCTCTAAGTCTTCCTCAGTATCAAGGCCAGTGACATAACCCAACCCGGCGTTGCCAACCTTATGACGCACATTAGCCCAATCACCAGACGTACAACCACGAGCAAGGAACTGGATTAGGATTTGGTCTTTCTTGGATAGTACCTTTTCCTCCCCTGTGTGTATACGGGGTAGCCACTCACTACGTTTATCGAAGCTAACCTTGGCTGCATTGACTACAGACAGGTCAGTTCCCATATGGTCGATGTATGTTGCTTTCATTCTACAGTTTTCCTAGTTTAGTTTGGGTTAACGAGCAGTTTCATCACTTGCTCAGGTGGGTTCCTTCTACGGTGATTCGTAGGCTATGTCAAGTCAACAATCTCACAACTATCCCCAGAGCAGGTCATAGTCTGGATACCAGAAGTATTGTCCTCAAGTTTAACCCAACACTCTTTTACTTTAGGGTGTGGAACTGTATTTAATAAGCACCTATGATTTGCTCCTGTGTTGGACATTGGTCTACGAAGATACCTGAGAAGTGGTGTTTCTCACGCAGGTTCCTGAAGTCTTTTGTGTTCTTGACTGCGAAGAAACGACAGGCTGAAGTACGGAAGACCATCCAACGATAGAACTCCTTACCGTAACCCCAGTCTTGGAACAGGAAAGCCATGCGAATGTTAAGCTCTGACATAGCTCGACCGTAGGTCTCAGGAGAGGCAACGACAGGGAAGGAACCTGTGTGCGGTCCATGAAACCATGCCTCACCTTCTACGATAACCTTGTTATGGTTGGACGCTGCGATAAAGGCGCAGGCTGAGATACAGAGGCGTTGCTCTGGGATAATCATAGGTAGGTTAGCCTCCCGTACTAGCCGAGCAATAGCCAAGGCAGGTTGTACGTAGCCTCCCGGTCCCCAGATGGAGATGGAGAGCACATCCTCTGTCTTAAGAGCTTCATTAATCTCCCTCCATTGGTCCCATGTTGTAGGGCCGTTGATCTGTAGCTGATTAGACTCCTTCTCGTATACCACTCTGGCATATGCAGTATCAGCAAAGATTGCTGCAAGCATCAAGGCGATAACCAGTATATAGAACATCCAATATTTTTGCCAAAGGTCTTTCATTATTTTCTCCTTATGTCAAGTCTACAATTTCACAACTATCCCCAGAGCAGGCCATAGTCTGCATACCAGAGGTGTTGTCTTCCTGTTCATACTCCGAAAGTTTAGACCAGTCAATAGACTTAGGCATAACCTCAAGCAAGTCCTTGTAGGCGGGGGTTACAAGTTTTTCTGTGTAATCATCATACACCCCTTCTGTCTCCCCTGTCTCCTGATAAGGTGCCTGCTGGTATGTACCACCGTCATACGGCAGAAACGATACACCAGACATCTCATCAAAGTGCTCATAGACGAAAGCACCTACTTCCATCCACTCGTCATCTTTTACGGACACAGTGATAGAAGGCTTGTGCTCACACCAGTGACGCTGATAGATCAACCAAGTCTTCAGTTGCTCCATAGCAGACACATCATTACGAACCACTGCATTATCAGGTGACTTCACAGGGAAGCTGAACACTGTGGTAGTATCTGGCTTCATAACACAAGGCTCATTAGGGATACCTTGGTCCTTCATGAACTGTGTCAAAGGGTCTTTATTGTCTCCTCTTACTGTCCGAATATAATAGGGAGAATGACGGGTATGAATACCGCTGGCACTGTCCACAAGCTGGCTAACAGTACCAGAAGGCTTAACGCAAGTGATAGCCGCAGAAACAGGGATATCAAGACGATCAGACCACTCAGCATTAGTAGCGACAGCAATACCTCGAAGATGCTCAAGGGTCTTCTCCAATCCTTCGTTTGCTGAAGTCATCAGCGGGTTGTCCATAATACCTGTCAGGCTGACACCCAACAAGCGTTCTTCCTCAGTATTACGTTGCCATACCTTACGCAGATACGGGAAGTGTGTGTATGTACTTTGGATAGTACCAAGGATGGTAGCAAGGCGAACCTTACGCTCCAAGTCCTCAATGGTATCTGTTGCTCGTACAACAACCTCGGTCAAGTTGCAGAACTGATATGGCCGCAGGATAATCTCTGAGCAAGGGTTTGTTCCAAACTCAAAGTTAGGGTCACGACGTCCATTCTTCTCTGCCTGCTTCTTGCTGGCCTGACGGTTGAACACACCACGTTCACCTGACTTACTCTCTACAAGGGCAAGCCACTCACGCATGAAGGTCTCCATGTCAGGCTTCTCCGTGTAGCTTACAGAGTTGTTAGCCAAGGCACGTTGTCCTTGGTTTTCCCACCACTGTCCTGACTTAGCATGACGCATACGATCATCAGACAAGTTACTAAGGCTAATCATAGCAGAGCGGCGTACACCACCTACAACTACAACTTCACCAATCTTACACATGATGTCGTGGCACTCAATTGAGGACAACTTACGACCAGTAGCACCTTTGAACTTCTCTACAGTAAACTGGAACAGATCAACCAGAGGAGCAGGGCCAGACGCACGACCCCCGAAGGTTTTGAGTTTAGCGCCAGCAGGGCGAATCTTGGACACGTCCCACTTAGGGATTTCACCAGCCCACAGAAGAGACAGCAGTTGCCGGTAAGCCTTAGTCCAACCTTCCTTGCTGTCCTTAACAACAATAGTCGTGTCGCTCATAAACAGCAGGTCAGGAATTTCAGGCAACTTGCTGATGAACTGACGCTCAACAGAGAACCCTACACCAGTACCACACAACAAGATGAACATAGCCTCATCAAAGGACTTGGGGTCATCTACTGGCAAGTACGAACAGTTGTACATACAGGTGTTGTCACGGTCTGCTGCCTTGCCCGCTGTCATCAAGGACCGCATAGAGGGCATAACCTCAAGGTCAAGGATGGCAGTTTTGAGTTCGTATGATACTCCTTGCATATCACTGTCTCTGCCATTCAGAGGCTTTAGCTTGTTATTTACTACATTGTCGATATACCGATCAACAGTCTCAGCGAAGGTCTCACGTCGCCCCTTGTCTTCAAGCCACTTGGCATAACGACTAAGCGCAATGAAAGATTGATAGTCAGTTGGTAGAATGTTGTTTGTCATTTGGTTTCCAGTCCTCGCTCATCTTTGTCTTCTTTAAGCCATACCATACGGTCAATGTCTGAACGGCTAATGCTACAAAGCCCGTACAAACCACTAAAATTCTAAGTATTTTACCTGTCGCTTCCACTTAATTATCCGCCTCTACAGGCGTTTCGGGTGTTTCAAGTTCTTCTTTATCTTCCAAAGGCGAACCGATGTTTTGGCCGGTCTTAATCAATACCCAAGCCCAAAGCATAAAGTCTTTTTCTTCTTGATTAAACTTATTCAAGTCTTCAAGAAATTTGACACAGTGTTCTGGCGTTTTGATTGCCCCATGCATGAAAAAATTTGCGTAATGCCAAGCCTTCTGGAACTTTGCAGGGATGTCGTTAATAGAATACATCTTATTCTCCTAGTTTAGTTTTAAGTTTGTGATTGATTTAGAAAGCACGCTGTTAGCATACTCGTGAATTTGTTTTGCTCCTTCTTCTTCTTCTGGTTCGTCTAACGCGTCCATATATTCAGTTATAGACTCTCGCACAAATGCTGCGATAGCAGGAGATACATTATTTAGATTAGGTCTTCCATCTAACGCTAAGTTTAGAGCTATACTAAGTAGAAGGTAGTCTTTTTCGTCCATTTTATACCCTTTGAAATTGACCTGAGCCTTGGTGTTCTGCTACTTCTTCGAAGTCTGCTCCTTGTGTGAGTCTTCCAGTAGAAAAGTTATATAGCAATGCTCCGGATGGACCTGTAAGACCAGTATAACGGCATTTGAGGACTTTTGTTTTAATCGTGTTTCTTTCAAGTTCATCGGCGCTACCTACGTTACGAGCAAAGGCAATGATGTCCATGCTAATCTGTTTAATAGAACCAGAACCACGAATATCGTCCATAGAAGGAAGTTTACCTTCTTCGAAGGATTTACCTTTGTTATCAGTCTTGCGAAGATGGCTGATAAGGCCAATCCATACGTTATGCTTCTTAACTAACCGAAGCAGGTCGTTCATAATTTTATCAATTGCTTCGTTTCCTGTAAGCCCTTCTGTTCCTTCCGAGGCTAGAATTGTGATGTGGTCCACAAAAAGATACTTAGCACCGCTGAGACACATGTACTCAAGGAAGTCCATAATAGAACCATCAGAGATTGAGCCTTGGTGGTCCAATACGAGAACGCGATCGTCTCCAAATACTTTTTCATAACCTTCCTTAAGCTCATTAAGTGGTATTTCCTCTGCTGCTGGATTTCTGTTTAAAGCCATACCACTCATTTTACGAGCAGTCTCGGCAGGAGATTCTTCAAGAGATACGATACCGATTTTGTCTTCAGTAGCCTCTAGCAAGTGAACAGCAATCTCACGTAGTAGTGTAGATTTACCTGAGCCTGTGCCAGAGGTCCAAAGCGTAATTTCACCGAATCGCATACCCTTAAGCTTGTCATTTAGCCCTCCCATGAAGTCAGGGTAAGGGATAGACTCTAGCTCGTTGTAAGACTCAAGTTGAGACCACAAGTCTTCTTTAGTAAGAATACCGGCAGGAGTGTACTCGACCGAGTCATAAATGGTACTAAGAAGCTTGTCAGGCTCTTTAATCCAAAGGTCGGATGCGTCTTTCTCTGCCGACTTGGCCACCTTAACTTTGTCATAGCCAATAATACGAGCTGCTTCTTTTGTAGCTTTACGGCCAGCATCGTCATTATCAAACCAAAGGATAACCTCATCAAAGTTTCGAACCCAGTCTCGCTCTTCAACTAAGTCTTTAACTGAAGAAGCAGAACGAAGAGATACGACAGGATAGAAGGTTTTATAGCGTTTGAACCATGCGGATTGTACCGCCATAGCATCTAGTTCACCTTCTGTAATAACCAGCCGCTTACCGCCGTTGAAGAGGTTTTGACCGAACAAACCACCTCGGACTTTGCCAACAGAGGTAAAGTCTTTAGGTAGCTTTCTAATCTTATACCCTACCAGATTATCTTCTTTGTAGTAAGGGTAGTAATGACTATCGATGTTTCCATCCATGTCGTAAGACACCCTAACACCGTAGTGTTGAGATACTTGTTTAAAAATATTTCTTTCTTTAAACCCTCGACTAGCGAAGTCTTCTTGTATTTCTTGTAGGCTTGGGCCATAAGAAACAGGTTCAAAGTCTGTGTTGTTATTGTTTGCCAAAGAAATTCTTTCTTTTGGAGCTTGAGTTGACTTGCGACAGCTAAAGCAGAAAGATGAACCGTCTTCATAAATCTGACGAGCGTCTGAACTACCACAACTATCGCAAGGTTGATTCTTCGTAACAATGCGGCCCAAAGGTTACTCCTTTTGAGATTTTATCGAAAAAACAATATCCGCTAGTTCTCGAAATAGCAGGAACAGCGTAATACCAACCAACATGTTAAAATTAACAATTTCTAGAAAACCAAGCAAACCCATAACTAGGGCGCTTAGCCCAGCTAAATAAATTACTATCGCCGACATAAGCTTTGTAGTCATTTTCATAGCTAATACCTCTTTTTAATTGCTTTGATATATTTCTTAGTAGTTTCTGTAATAGCTTCTTTAGGTATAAACCTAACCTGACCGATAACTCGATTATAAAACCTAGGCGTTTTTCCGTCAGGTAGTCGTTCAGTTAAACACTCTGAAACCATTTGGGAGTAAGCTTCTGAGTAGTAAAGCCCTCCTTTTGTTTTATAAACATCCACGATTTCAAAGTTAAAAGAATCGTAGCCTAGGGTTTTAATATCGCTTTGAAGGTGAGTAGATGATCCTATATAAGTTCGCCAAAGGCTTTCTTTTCCATGACCTTTGGCACTTGCTTTTTTACCTACACGCCAGAACTGCTTTTTACCCCAGTAAAACTGATTGCTAGATTTATTTTGAATACAATACAAGAAACCAAATGCTTCAGAAGGATTGACTTTGACTTTAGAAGTCCAATGCCCCATTTCATTCTTTAATAGCGGCTTCGTATACTTCCCTTTTGATTCGGAAGTGATCATTAAATTTTCTCCAAATATGGATAAGACGCCCGTTAGCAAGAAGGTAAGAATAACCTTCATCCCCGTGAGCGTTGTGATACGCTTTACATACAGCGTTGCGCAGCTCTTCGTGAGTGCCAGCGTCAGCTAAAAGTTTTTCAGCCTTTTTCGGACCTACTCTCCTTAGCCCCGGTATGTTATCAACACTATCACCTGTTAAAATTTGTTGCCAGTAGAAACGATTAGCGTATTTTTCGGTGATTTGATAGATTTG